GGCCTTCTCGTTCGAGATGATGGTGGTGGCGGCGCTGGCGAGCGCGGTGCCGATGGCGATGTAGGCGGCGGTGGCTCCCCAGCTCATGGCGTGGCGGTGGTGAGGGTGTGGGGGAGTTCCCGGCGCCACTGGTTGCGGGCGGGATCGGGGTGGGGGACGAGGATCTCGGCGGCGATCTCCTCGACGTCGGTCTTGTCGGTGGGGTGGAAGGTGACCCAGACGACGTCGGTGAGGGCGCGGAGGGCGCGCTTGGTGCCGGGGCGGGTGATGCCGGTGTGGGGCGCTTGGAGGAGGACGGCGTGGCCGTGGCTGTCGACCACTTCGAGGACGCCGGCGGAGAGGACGAAGGGGTGCTCGGTCCGGTGCTCCATGCTGGTGGCGAGGGTGCCGGCGGGGATGTGGATTTCGCGGATGTAGAGGCCGGGGGTGAAGCGGTGGACGACGGGCATGGGCGCGGGCGGGTGCTCGGCGAGGACGGCCTCGATGTCGTCGATCGACGGGGGACGGGTGAGGAGGGACGTCATGGTTGTTGGAGCTGCCATTCCTGGTTGCCGGCGCGGACGGTGAAAGGATGGGGGGTGGCGTGGCGGATTTCGAATTGGAGGGTGCGCAAGCTGTGGCCGGGGGCGGTGGTGTGGAGCCAGCCGGTGACGAGGGGCGGCGGATTGGTGACGGCGGAGGAGGCGCGGTAGTCGATTTCGCGCTCCTGGCCGTCGAAGATCAGGGTGCCGCCGCGGGAGCGGACGAGGGAGATATTGAGGGCGACGGTCTTCTTCTTCCGGCCGTGGGTGGCGCCGTCCTGGGCGACGAGGTCCATGGCGAGGGGGATGAAGCGGGAGGTGATGGGCAGGCCGGCGTGGACGGTCGAGCGGGCGCTGGCGAGGGTGAGCTTGCCGGCGGAGGGGGTGCCGCTGAGGTGGTAGCCATCGGCAAGGACCTGGAGGGCGACGCCATTGAGGTGGGCGGGGGTGTCGATGCGGTTCGAGCCGTCGGTGGTGGCGCCGAGGACGGCGGAGTCGAGGTGGAAGCAATCGGCGAGGTCGCCGGACTCCTGCACGGTCTGCTGGCCGGCGGGCATGCGCTCGAGGTGGCGGGTGCCGCCGCGGTTGACGACGGCCCAGAGGGTGTCATCGCCGGAGGTCTCCCCGCGGAGGACGGCGACCGACTCGAAGAGACCGCCCTGGGTGCTGTGGCGGGACCAGGCGGCGATGCGCTCCGGCCGGATGTAGGTGAAGGCGAGGAGGGTGCCATCGGCCCGGACGGCCCAGAGGGTGGGCTCGCGGTTGCCCTGGTAGGCGAGCTGGATCACGCCGCTTTCCGTGATGTGCTCGGCGAGGCGGGAGAGGTCGGCGGCATCGTAGCTCTCGCGCTCCAGCAGGTAGGCCATTTCCCGGAGGCGGCGGCCTTGGCGCTCGATGAAATAGACGGCGTCGTTGAGGCGGAGGGCGGCGACGGCGGCGGAGCCGTAGTGGGTCCACTCGCGGGCGAGGAAATTGGCGGGGGTGAGCGGTTCGTCCGAGGTCTCGGAGCCGATGACCCATTCCGCGCCGGCGGTGCCGGCGATCAGGCGGCGCTGGGAGGCAAGCCAGCGGATCGGGTCTTGGCGGGTGCTGGCGAGGGTGCGGAAGATGGCGGAGTCGTCCAGGGTGCCTTCCTCGAAGTTGGTGAAGTCGTCGACCTTGCTCATCCAGAGGCTGGTCGGATTCCCCGGGGTGCCGGCGAAGGTTAGGCGGCGCTCATGGAGGCAGATGGCGGCGGGGTAGCCGCGGCGGGGGGAGAAGGCGGACTCTGTCCAGAGGTCGGTTTCGCCGACTTCGCAATCGGTGAGGGCGGTGCAATCGGCGAGGATGTGCGGGATGACGAAGGAATCGACGCGGACGAGGCCCTCGATGTAGGCGGAGGTGGCGGCGAGGACGGCGCGCGGCTTGCCGGTGACGGCGGTGGCGGCGACGTAGGACAGGCGCATGAGGCAGCGGCGGGGCTCGGTGCCGGCGTCGGAGAAGTTGCGGTCGCGGTCGGAGGTCCAGGTGCGGCGGGCGGTCCAGGTGACGCCGCCGTCGAAGGAGACTTCGAGAGTGACGGTGCCGTCCCAGGTGCCGAAGGAGGTGACATTCCAGCCGCCCTGGATGACGAGGGAGCCGGAGAGGGTGCCGGTGTTGACGAGGCGGCAGTCGGCCTCGAAGGAATTCAGGTCGCGCTCGATGCGGAGGCGATAGACGGAGCCGACGGAGGCGGCGGTGAAGACGGCGGCCGGGGCGGCGAGGCGAACGGTGTCCCCGGCGACGATGTAGGTGCGGCGCCAGAAGCTGGTCCATGAGGCCCCGGTGCCGGGCGCATTCGCGGCGCTGGAGGTGTGGCCGACGGAGCAGGTGTAGGACAGTCCGCCATTCGTCCGGCGGAGCCCGGCGACGTAGGGGATGCCGGTCGCCCACGGGGTGGCGGAGCTGGCGTAGCTGACGCCAACGCCGATGTCGGGATCGAGGTTCTCGTCGAGGAAGGGCGGGTAGGAAAAGGCGACGGGGGCGAGGGTCCAGTCGGTGTCGCCGAGGCGGGAAAGCTGCTGCGGCGGGAAGTTCGGCGAGGCGATCCAAAGGACGTCATTCGCGTGGGCGAAGCGGAGGGCGAAGGGGTCGCCGAAGGCGAAGGAGACGGTGTCCTTCACGCTGCCGTCCTCGCCGAAGACGGTCAGGCCGCTGGCGGTGAAGGCGAGGAGGTATTTGGTGGCGGTGGAGAACTCGAAGGGCTCCAGCCGGGTGGCGGCGGCGAGGGCGGCGATCCATTCGAAGCCCGGGCGCTTGCGGAAGCCGCCGTAGGGGAGGGGGAGGAAGTTCTCCATGAGCTCCGCGCCGGCCGCGTGCTTCTCGAAGTCGGTCCGGTGGAGGAGATAGGGGGACATTTCCCCCCCGGTGAAGGCGAGGTGGGCGGCGTGGGCGGGCATGGCGGATCAGGGGAACTTGGTGAAGCGGGCACCGACGACGGAGGACTTGGCGCGTCGCCAGGCGGGGCCGTGGTTCTCGTTGCTCAAAGTCTCGCGGGCATCCGCAGTGAAGGCGGCGGGGAGGGCGAGCTGGGCGAGGGTGGCGGCGGCGGCCTGCGCCATGGCGACGTCGTGGGCGATGGTCTTGGCGAGCTTGCCGGCGAGGGCGAGGGCGAAGGCATCGACGAAGAGCGGATCCCAGTCGGCGATCGGGACGGCGGAGGAGATGTAGAGCAGAGTGACGGCGCTGAGGTCGCGGACGAGGACGAGCCGGCCTTCCACGGCGAATTCCTGGTGGGGCTTGTAGGGATTGTCAGTCGGCAGGGAGATCACGCGGACGCAATCGGCGGGAAGCTCCCAGGCGCTGTCCCAGTCGGAGATCGGGGTATCGGCAGCCTGGTCGAGGTCGGCGCGGGTCTGGGCGAAGTTCCACTGGTGCCGGCGGAGCAGGGCGTCGCGGGTCTGGGCGTAGTGGAGGCGGCAGGCGCGGGCCTCCTCGCTGGTGTCGGTGGCGAAGTCGACGAGGAGCTTGGCGCCGATTTCCGAGAGGGCGAGATTGCAGACTTCCGTGGTGGTGGTCATGGCCGGGAAAAGGAAACAGCCCGCGCCCGTGGTGGCGGACGCGGGCTGTGTGATGCGCGGAGGTGGGGGCGGATCAGCCCTTGATGCGGACGACGATGCTGAACTTCAGCGTGACGGCCGCGACGCTGGAGGCAGTGGCCGCGGTGGCGTAGATGCGGGTGACTTCCTGCGAGCGGTAGGGAGTGATCACCGCGGCCGGGATGGCCGGGGCGAGGAACTCCACGAAGCCGGCGGCGGACAGCGCGCCGAGGTTCGCGCCGTCGCAGTAGCGGTCGGGGTCCAGGGCATCCCCCACGTCGAGGGTGAGGGTGGTGCCAGGGTCGCCGGTGGCGATGATTTCAGACAACTCCGGCACGATGACCGCGCCCGGGGGCAGGTCGAAGAGCTGGAAGGTATCGTTCGCCGCGACGCCGGTGGTGAGCTGGACTTCCACATTGTAGAAGCGGAGGTCGCCGCCTGCGTCGTCGCCGTTGAGGATGCCGCCGGCGAGCCCGGTGCGGGCGGCCAGTTGCGCGGTGATGAGGTCGGAATTGAAGTTGGCCATGATCTTGGACAGTTAGGGGTGGGTGCGGGTGGATTAGGCGGCGGTGGTTTCGCAGGCGATCTGCACGACCTTCTCCTCCTCCAGGCGGGTGCCGCCCATGGAGTATTGAGAGAGGAACTGCACGGCGTTGTTGGTCTGCGGCAGGCGGTCGACGGTGGTGGTCATGCCTTCCCAGAAGTCGATCTCCACGCCGGACTTGGTCCAGACGTAGGCGAAGTGGATCGAGGTGTCCTCGGTGTCGATCAGGCCCGGGCGGGTGCTGACCTTCCAGTTGATCCCGAGGAAGCGCTTGATGCGGCCCCGCTCGTCGAGGGTCGGCGGCATGAAGTCCTTCGAGAAGAGCTTGTTGTTGCCGCTGTTGGAGTTGATGAGGTTCCGCAGGTAGGCCTCGAGCTTCGGGGTCATGATGCCGAAGAGCTCCTGCTCGCTGTTGAGCTCGTCGTCGTCGATGACGTCGTTGTCGGCGAGGATCTCCAGGGCGCGGACC